TCAGAACGTCCCGATGCTGCCCGCCCCCGAGACTTCCTCGGTGCCGGCGAGGTTGGTGTGGTTGCGCTTGAGCACGGTGCCGCCGTTGGCCTCGATCGCGAAGTTGTTCGTCCCGCCGCCGGCGGCGTCGGCGAAGGTCTCCTCGAGATACATTACTGCATCCTCGGAGCACTTGAACGCGCCGCAGGTGCCATCGGGGTCGCGGGCCGTGGCCCGGGTGCCGAGGAACCAGCTCAGGGTCTGCTCGATGCAATGCACCTCGGTACCGTTGATGCCCCAGCCGTAGCGCCCGCCGATGTCGATCGACTTCACCGTGTCGTGGGTGGTGAAGCCATTGATGCTGGTCTCGTCGAGGCGGCCATTGTCAGCACTGATGCAGTTGACGTGCAGCACCGAGAGACCTGCGCCTGCGTCGGAGTGATAGCCGAAGCCGTCCTTCTGGCCCTTCGAGCCGTCGACGCCGAACATCGCCACCAGCCCTTCGGTCTGGGTGACCGAGACCGCGTTGCGGATCTGGGTCCGGTGGCCCTGGTAGAGGAAGCTGCAGTTCACCGCGACGATGTTGCGGGTACCGGTGCCGGTGACCGCGAAGGCGCCGTCGATCCCGCCCTCGGTGTGCATCCCCTCGATGTAGATGTCGCCCGGGGTGCTGCTGTCGAACTCGAGCCCGCGCACGTTGCGCAGGAGCGCGATGTGCCGGTTGCCCGGCTCGCGGCCGATGTTGACGTAGACGCGGTTGTTCGCGAGGTCGCGCCAGAAGGTGTTGTCCGGATTCGCCCGGACCGCAGCCAGCGCTTCGGCGTCGGTCTCGCCGTTGTCCTGCTGGTGCTCGAGGTCGATGTAGTGGCCACGGGCATCGCGCTTGTCGGTGCGCAGCACGCGCCCGATCGAGGTGGCGGTGGTGTAGTAGCAGGTTCCGCTGTCCAGCGTCCACGTGTTGGTCCAGCTGCCAACGCGATAGTACATCGGCGCGTCGCAGATGATCGCCATGTGCTGGGTGGGCTCGACCGCGCCGTTGTTCGTCGCCCAGGTCTCGCCGGGGCTCTCGCCGCCTTTCACCTTGATGATATAGGCGCTGCCGGTGGCGTTGCCGGCGGTGATCGCCGCGTGCAGGTTCCGTTTGGCGCTGCTGTAGTCGCCCCAGTAATCGCCGACGCCATCGTTGCTGTCGTCGCCTTCTTCCGGGTCGACATAGAAGACATTGCCGCTCCAGATCGCCATCGCGACCAGGGTGCGCGGGTTGACGCTGCAGAGCCAGGTGCTGCCGACGAGTGCCGCGTAGACAGTATCGGTCGCAGTCCAGCCGAGACCGGCAGGCGGCTCGAAGGCATCCCTTCCGGCCAGCGCGTAGGGCGTGGCGAAGTGGCCGAGCGTCTCGCCCTCGGCGATCATCTCGGTGACGGTCGGCCGCGTCGCACCGCTCCCGCTGGAACTGCCGCCCGCTGAGGGCGCCCAGAGGATGAAGTCCGTACCATCGTACTGGAAGAGGAACTCGGTCGCGGCTGCCAGGCGCCCGGCGGCGGGGTCGCTGCCGTCGGGCTCCAGGAGAGGCAGCGCGCCCAGCCCCGCGATGTTGACGGTGACCGGGCCGCCCGAGTTGCCGCCGCTCCCGATCCGCCCGAAGAAGAACTGCCCGCGCGTGTACTGCGAGATCGTGCCGTCGGCCGTGGTCGCGGTGATCGCATCGGGGTTGGCGGTGCTGATGGACTGCAGGCGCTGCGGCCGCAGGCGCCGATCCCAGATCCGGCGGTAGCCCTGCCCGAGCAGCCGCCACACCGCCCCGGTGTAGACGAGCGAGACCCGGTCGGAGGTCGCAAGCGCACCCGCCGGAAGGGCAGTGCCCTGCCCGTCCTGCACCGCCACCGCGCCGGTCCCGCCGACGTTCAGGGTCACCGCCCCGGTGTTCGTCCCCGGCCAGGGGAAGTCGCGCAGCACCATTCCCCGGGTCAGGCTGACCGCGGCGCCCCCGACAGCGGTGTCGGCGAGGTTGCAGGTGGCAGCGTTGCCGGTGCCTCCGATGTTCGCGACGAGGTAGTTGATCCGGCCCGCCGCGTCGGTGAGCGCGGTCTGCGCTGCCGCACCGATGTTGCCGCGCGCGGTTGTCGCCTGCGGCGCGTACTCAGAGAGCGCATTGGAGATCGTGGGCTTTGTGACCAGCGCCGAGCCGGCTGGGATGTCGGTGAGGAAGGTCGCGACCCCGCCCGCGTCATGATCGTAGACGTCATATGCGATCGCGGGATCGGCGTTCTCGACCCGGAAGCGATCACCCTCACCGGTCGCGGCAATGCCCTCGGCCGTGGTCTCATAGATCGGGCTCTCGGCGAAGGCCTGGTCTTCCACCGCCGTGATCCGCGCGGAGAGCGCATCTGTTGTCGGTGTCCCCACGAGCACCCCGCCCCCGGCGAGCAAGGTCCCGAGGTCAGATATGGTGAACAGCCCGGAGGTGCCCTCGTTGAGCGCCAGCAGGTAGTCCGCCGAAGCGAGGGTCGGGTTGTCGGAGATCTTCACGCCGTTCTCGGCCATGGCGGGTCCTCAGTAGATCGTGGTGGAGACTGCGGCCGTGAGCGCGGCGCGCACATTGTCAACGTTGACCGGGGCGAGGTGGTAGTCCCACGCGCCGGCCGGGGCGGAGGCGGCGGTGGCGCGGTAGAGCACCACCCGCGTCAGGGCGCCGTCGAAGTCGGTGCTGGTGGCCAGCTCGAGCGTGGTGTTCCCCGTCTCGGCCGTCAGTTCCAGGAAGTGCGTGCCGTTGGCGTCGAGCGCCGCGCCGGTGACCGTGCTGCCACCGGTGAAGGACGGCGTCACGCTGCCCGCGGTGCGGCCCGTGACCACGACGGCCAGCCGGTAGGTGGCGCCCGCGGTGAGCGCGACCGCCTGGGTGAGGCTGTCCGCGACGCCGGCGCTGTGCTGCGCCTGCCCGCCCGCGATCGCCCAGTTGGCGCCCGGCGTCCATCCGGCGGCGGACCCGAAGTCTCCGTCCGCGACCAGCGTGACCCGGGTGGCATCGCCGTCGATGATCGTGGTGGTGAGCCCCGGCGTCACCGCCACGGGATGCCCGACCGCGTCGGTGTCGGGATCGACCGTGTCGCCCGAGGTCACGCGGTAGAGCTGCACGGCGGCCGTCTCCGCGTCGGTCACCGCGAGCTCGATCCGGGCATGGCCGAGCCCGCCGGTCACCGTCACGGTCTGCTCGTCGAGCGCCGCCGGCAGCGCCGTGGCATCGGCGCCGACGGTGTGGGTGACGACGGAGGTGGAGGCGCCTTCGGTGGCGTCGAACGCCACGGCCACCGCCTGCAGCTCGATGAGATCGCCGCGCTGGTAGGTCTCGAGCTGCACGCCGGCGTCTGCCGCCCAGATCAGCAGCTCGGTCCAGCTCCCCGCGCCCTGCAGCCGATGAGCGAGCCGATAGTGCGAGATCTGCGCCGTCTCGCCCTCCCCCGGCGCCAGGCGAATGATGACGTAGGGATCGGGCGCCGCGACCACCTGCTCGAACCACGCCGCCCCGAGGCCCGGATCGTCGAGGCCGGAGGCGTTGTCGCTGTCGATCTCGGTGAAGCGCGGCGCCAGCGGCGGCGTGGTGGTGACGCTGATCGGATCGCCAACGGTCACCTCCCAATCCGGAATGACCTCGGCGTCGGACAGCGTCTCGATCTCCGGCGCGGCGAGCTTCAGGGTGAGCTGGGCGCCGAAGTCCTTCGCGGGTTCGATGCCGGTTACGATCATGTCGTGGCTCTCTTCGCCCCGCAGGCCGAAGTGCACGGTTGCGCCCACCTCGGGCATAGCCGTGACCCCGGAGAGCAGCAGAAGCCGGGTGGTGCCTTCGGAGAACAGGACCTCGGCCACGGTGGCCGCACCGACGCTGTCCTCGACATCCTCGTAGACCCGGTAGCCCAGCCCATAGGCGCTGCCCGCGTCCATGGTCACCGGCGTGTCCAGCTCGACCAGCATGCCCTCCACGCGACGGACGCGTGCCGCCACCTGGGCGCAGGTCAGCACCGGGTGCGAGACATGCACAAGGTCGCCCCGGGTGGCGGTGCGGGCGGCGCCGGCCTGGTAGCAGGTGAAGGTGTCCGGCCGCAGCGCGATCTCGTGCATGCGCCGGCGGGTCTCGAGGTAGATCTCGTCGGGGTTGGTCTTGCCCGGGTGCACCATCTCCTCGGTGAGCGAGATCGGCCCCGTGTAGCCCGGCCAGCGGATCACCCGCTCGGCCTCTTCCCAGTCGTCGGTCTCGTCGTTGAACCTGACCCGCACCGCGTGCGGCGGGTCGAGATACTCGCGGCGCCAGCGGACGTCCGAGCAGTTGCGCGGCGAGAGATGGTCGATGACCTGGTCGCGCTCCCTGTCGATCACCACGGTCCACCGGATCCCGTCATGGCGCGGCGAGGCCCGCCCGGCGCCGGCGATGGCGCGCAGCATCTCGCCCAGCGGCTCGCCCTGCTCGTGGATGCGGTCGTAGCGCAGCCCCTTGCCCTCGCAGAACGTGAACCAGTCCTGCATCATGTCCCAGTCGATCTCGGCATCTGTCGCGGCATAGGGGCTGCAATCCCCCTTCAACGTGGCGATGAACGCCACCGCCGGGTTCCGCGAGAGATCCTCCGACCAGGCTTCCCCGTCCCAGGTCTCGGCGTAGCGCGCGACAATGCCGTTGAGAGTGTCGAGCTGGCCGTTCAGCTGGTAGGTCGCGCGGATCCGGATCGCGGTCAGCGCCAGCGGCTTGTCGACGTTCAGCGGGTACTCGGGTCGGATCGACTGCACCGCCGCCAACATGACCTGGTCGAAGTAGCGGTCGTTGGTGCGCTCGGCGGTCATGCGCGTGACCTCGACCTGCCAGCGCCCGCGCGCGGGCAGCTGCCACGAGAACTGACGGAAGAACGGATCATCGCGGTTCGCGACCAGCGAGAGCGTGGTGACCTCGTCCCAGGCGTCTTCGTCCGAGAGCCGCTGGCGGATGCGCACCTCAACCTTCAGGCTCTTCTGCTTGTCCATCTCGCGGTTCAGCCGGTAGAGCCCGGTGGGGAACCAGAAGATCAGCGTGGCGATCTGGGTGGCGCTGGCCGTGACCCGCACCACCGGCGTCTCGATCGCCTCGCCCGAGACGATCTCGCCCGCATCGTTGCGCGGCCGCGGCCGGACCAGTTCGACGCTTTCGCCGTCCTCGATCACCTGGCGGGGATAGAGCGTCACCGGCTCGTCACCCGCCAGCCCCTCGCGGTGCTCGATCTCCACATTATTATAGTGCCCGATCGCGGTGTCGCCGATGCGGAGGTCTGAGATCTTCAGCCGGCCGTAGCCCCAGACGAAGAGCGCGACGACGTATTGCTCGTCTCCGATGATCTGCGTGTAGCTCCGCGCGGCAAAGGGCGGCGCGTAGCGGTGGCGCCCCAGGGCCCACGGCACCGGCGCGTCCGGGCGGAGCTGGTTGTTCCAGCCCGAGAGCGTGTAGCGGTTGCGGCGGTCATTCTCCTCCGGCGTCACCGGCGGCACCAGGCTGTTGACCAGGGCGGCGCCGAGGAAGTTGAGCGCCATGGCGGTCACGCTGATCCCGAACTGGCTGCCGCCGAGACCGATCAGCCCCGCGACCGGCCCCGCGATCGCCACCGCGGCGATCGAGACCACCGCCAGCAGCACCGAACGCAGCCCGTCATTGCCCGGCACCAGGCGGATCACCACCCGGACGCCGGGCTTCGGGCGCACCTGCCCCCACCACTCAGGCAGGACCAGCGCCACGCCCCGGTCGGAGACCAGCGTCACCCGCACGAAGGCGCGATCCGCCGGCGCGAGGCCGGGCAGCGTGTGGGTCACGATCTGCCCGAGCGTCAGCCCCTCGGGCAGTTCGATCTCCTCGCGGGCGAGGCCCGGGTCGAAGAGCGGGGCGGAGAGGATCCGCGTCATGCCTGCCCCCGGTAGCGCCAGGCGCCCTCGAAGCGGCTGCGCCAGCGCGGCCCGGTGACGTCGGCCAGCGCCGAGCCGGTCTCCGGGCTGTGCAGCATGAAGCGCGCATCGACCTTCAGGCCGATGTGGCTGCGGTAGCCGCCGCGGCGGTAGATCAGCACGTCGAAGGGCGCGGGCTCCGCGACCGGCTCCCAGGCGCCGTCGCTCGTGGCGGCACCGATCAGCGCCTCGATCTCGCCCTCCTCGAGCGCACAGATGCCCTCGGGCGTGTAGGCTGGCAGCGCAATCCCCAGCTGCTCGCGGTAGACTAGGCGCACCAGCCCCCAGCAGTCGCAGCCGCGCCGCTCCCTTCCGAGCGCCACATGCGGCAGGCCGATATAGGCGTTCGACCAGCTCACCGGTGCAGCCCCGGAAAGCGGTCACGGGTCATGCGGTCCATGGGGGCGTATTCCTCCTCGATCGGCTGGCGCGAGATGGCGAGCGAGACCTCGGAGGCATCGCCCTCGGCCGAGATCAGCTTGAGATTGCGGAACTCCACCTCGACCACGTCCGGCGTGGCCGCGAGCACGACGGCCATGTGCACGGTGGCGCGGGTGGCGATGGCGCGAAGCTGGGTGGCGATGTCGTTGGTCACGTTCTCCAGCACCAGCCCGCCGGCCGCCGGCGCGTCTTCCTGGTCGCCGGGGATCTCGGCCGAGGCCAGCACGAACAGGTAGGGCTCGGAGGCCGGGTCCGCGCCCATCCAGGCCGAGCGCGTGCCGTAGGTCAGCGGGTCGGTCCCGAGCCGGACGGTGGGATCGGTCGAGAGCAGCACAGGCGCCGCGAGCGCGCTGTGCTCGAAGCGGAAGAGCGCGACCTCGACCTGATCGGACAGCGCCGCGTCGAAGGCGCGGCGGGCGTTCAGCGACACGCGTCTCATGGCATCACCCAGACGGAGAAGGATTTGGTGAAGGTCATGCCCCGGAGCGTCTCCGAGGGCGGCTCGTCGCCGAAGACGCAGAGCCACTGCGCCGACATCAGGATCGGCGTGCCGTCCTCGTAGAGCAGCGGCACCCCGGTCTCGTGCAGCAGCGGCCAGCCGTCGGTCACCGGGTCGGGCATCCGGAAGGGCGTCGTGCCGAAGCCGCAGGCGTCGCGGTAGAAGCTGTCGAAGACCGCCTTCTGCGCGCGCGAGAGGACGAGCGAGAGGTGCACGCCCTGCGCCACCTGGGAATACTGCTTGCGGTAGCCCGGGATCGGCGCGTCCTGCGCGCGCTTCAACCGCGGATCCGTGGCCTGCGCCTGGTAGCGGTCGCGCAGCGGGCGGGGCAGCTCGGAGGGCCAGCTCAACACGGTCATCGGCGGGGCCCCACCAGTCGCTGGCCATACTGGCCCTGCATCGCCTTGCGCGCCTTGCCGCCCGGCATGGTGAGCGCGTTGCCCACCATCTCGGAAAGCACGTACTTCTCGCGCCGGCCGCCGCCGGGCAGCGCCTCATCCTCGACGGAGAGTGCCATAGGCATGCCCGGCGGCGTGACGACCTGGATCTCGCGGGGCCCGGCACTGACGGGCATGCCTGCAAAGCCGCCGCCGTTGGCGCGCGCCGGCAGGCTCGCCATGGCGTCACCGCCGGAGTTGATCCACTCCAGCAGCCCGCGGTTGCGCGAGGTCGCGGCGCCGTTCACCACGAACTCGCCGGAGCTGATCCGGATGAGCCCACTGTCCGCGCGGCTGCCGCCGGGGAAGTACTGGTAGCCGCCGTCGGCATTGGCGGGGGCGGCCGCCGCGGCCGGGCCGAGGATCGCGTCGACCAGCCCGCCGACCCAGCTGGTGGCCCCGCTGCCGCCGGCGCCGGTGAGGCTCGACAGCAGCCCGCCCAGCACGTCGAAGCCCTGGCCGAGCGTGCCGAGCGTCTGCTGCGCCGTCGTGGCCGTGGTGCCGAACTTCGCCAGCGCCTCTTCGGCGCCGCCGAGCCGGTCTGCCCAGCCATGCGCCCCGCTCGGGTTCGCGGCGGACCAGCCCTGCGGCCGCTCGAAGCCCACGAAGGCCTCGGTGGCCTCGCGCACATTGGTCGAGGCCAGCAGCGTCTGCAGGACCCCGTTCTCGCCGGTGAGCAGCTCGGACCACGCGTATTGCAGCTGCGCCTCGACATTGCCGAGCCCGCCCATGCCGCCAAGCGCCCCGAGCAGCCCCTGCCCGCGCCCGGCGTGGTGCTGGAAGAGCCCGAAGGAGGTGCCACCGTCGCCCACGGCCATCGGGTTGAAGGCGCTCTCGGACGAGACATTGCCGAGGATCGCCGCGATCTGGTGCGGCGCCAGCCCCTTCTCCGAGAAGAACCGCCAGACCTGTTCCTGCACCGCCGGCGAGCCAGAGAGACCGGCCCCACCACCCAGACCCGAGGCGATGAAGGGCTCTCCCGTGAGCGCACCGGTGACCGTGACATTGCCGGCGGTCACTGCCATCGAGGCGGTGGAATAGGCCTTCATCGCCGAGACGTCGGGATCGGGCATATCGCCGCCGGTGAGCCGGCCCCAGATCCCCTGCCAGCCGCCGAGATCGTCCATGGTGGGCAGGTCGGTGCCGAACACCGCGTTCTTCAGCGGGTTCAGCATGCCGAGGTTGCTGAAGGTGGTGGCGACCTCTTCGGCGATGGACTCGAGCGCGCCCGCGAGGTCGCGGTTGATCAGCCGGTCGAAGAGGTCGTCGATCGCCTGCGTGCCGGCGCTGCGGACCGTCTCCCAGGCCTGCGCCTGGCGCGCGATCTCGCGGGTCAGCTCGGCCTCCTCGAGCACCGCGTCGCGGACCTCCCGAGCCCGGTCGCTGCCGGCATCGAGCCCCTGCTGTCGGATCAGCAGCTCGGCCTCGTAGAGCGCGAGGATGCGGGTGCGCACCGCCTCGGACTGGCCCAGCAGCTGCTGCTCAAGGCGCAGCTTCCAGAGGCGCAGGTCCGCCTGCCGGAGGTAATCGCCCGAGGCAGCGAGCGACCCGAACGGATCGGCAGAGGAAAGGCCGTTCTGAGCTTCCCACGCGGCCCGGTAGCCGGCTTTCTGCTCCTCCGACCAGGACTGTTGCGCCAGCATCAGCTCCATCTGCTCGCGCTCGGCCGCGATCTGGAGCGTCTTGACCTCGAGGCTGTCGCGCCCGTGGGCGACGATGGCGCGGGTGATCTCCGCCTGCGCCTGGAGTTGCGAGACCTGGCCACGCCAGTCCCGCGCCGCCTCGGCATCCCGGATCGCCTTGGCCCGCTCCATCTCGGCGCGGTTCAGCTCGAGCACCTGCCCGATGATCTGCGGCAGGAAGCCCTTCTCCTTCAGCCGCGCTTCCAGCACCGCCTGCGCCTGCTCCATGCGCAGCGCCTCGACCTCGGCGGACCGCTCGCCGAAGCGCAGGATCGCGTCCGACAGATCGATCTCGCGCTGCAGCTCGGTCGTGATCTTGCGCCGCTCGATGTAGGCCTTGGCGGCCGCGTCCGCCTGGTCGCGGATGTCCTGGGGAATGGCCTCGGCCACGGCCTTCAGCTGACGCAGCGTGTCGAGCGTCTCCGAGAGCGTCGAATAGAACGCGAGCTGCTCCTTCGTCATGGCGCCGATGCCGCCCGTCGCGGCCTTCAGATCGTCCTGCAACTCCCGGATGCCGTCGATCTGGTCGTCGTAGGTCCCGGCGCTGCCGATCGAGCCGATGATGGCCTGGTACTCGGCGTAGTTCGCGCCCCGACCGGTGCGGGAGATGCGCCGGTCGCGCTCCTCGAAGAGGTCCTGGATGCCCTTCGCGGACATGCCCTCGGCGAGGCTCTGCCCCGCCTTCGCCGCGTCGATCTGCAGCTCCTCGAGCGCAATGGCCTGCAGCTCGCGCCGCAGTTCCTGGATGTCCCGACCGCCGCTGCCGTAGCGCTTGATCAGGTCATCGGTGCTGAGCCCGACCAGATCCCGGTAATCCCCGATGCGGCTGTTGATCCGATCGAGCACGTCCTCGAGCGTCTCCGCCTCGTCCTTGCTGCGGGTGAGCCAGCTCATCATCGCGGCGCCGGCGGCAATCGCCCCGATCGTGATCAGGTTGACCGGGCTCAGGAGGCTCATGAACGCCGTTCCCAGCGCCCGCACCGCCCCGGCAGCCCCCATCGGCCCGATCACCTGGGCGATCTGCGAGCCCTGCTGGAGCGCCAGCTGCAGCGGGTTCTGCCCCGCCTGCATCATCACGCCGATGTCGAAGAACTGCGCCGAGAGGTTGCCCACCTGCCCCGCGGCGATCCGGGCGCTGTCGCCCGCGCCCCTGGCGCCGCCCCGCAGCCGGTCGAAGGCCGCGCCCGCGCGGGTCTTCACGCTGTCATAGGTGGCGCCCAGCCGGTCGAGGATCGTGGTGGTGCGCCGGGCCTCGGCGCCGGCCCCCGACAGCGCCGCCTCTTCCGCGCCCGTCGACGTGGTGGCGCCGGTGGTCGCGGCATTGAGCTCGTCGGTCGCCGTCTTCAGCGCCCGCACGTCGGCGGCGGCTTCCTTGCCGCCCCGCATCGAGAGATATCCAGCCACACGGAATGCCATGTCAACGCTCGTTCAACACCTGTTTCGCCCCGTCTTCGATCAGCCGGATCTCCGCCCAGAGAGCAGGGTCCGGATCGTGGCCCGCGAGGCGGAGGCCGCTCTCGCAGGCGCCGTAGTCGAGCCCCTGGTAGACCGCGCCGCGCGGACCTACAGCGACGCGCCACTGGGTCTGGACCGCGAGGAAGCATTCGAGCGCCTCGAGATGCTCCTCCCAGATCCCTTCCTGGTCCTCACCGGGGTCCCGCAGCAGCTCCAGCGGGATGCCCCAGAACCGGGCGTCGCGCTCCAGCTCGTCTTCCTGGCCGTTGTCGAAGAGCCCGCCGGACACCCAGGCGCGTCCGGCCCAGGTCAGTTTCCCGCCTTGGCCCGGTAAAAGCCGGTGTGATACGCCCCCAGCATCGCCACCCGCAGGTCGGAGTAGTCGAGCAAGTCCTCGAGCAGCTCGCGGCTGAAGCCGAGCGGCAGGTCCTGGTCGTCGAGCAGCCCGTCGAGCCCGGCGATGACCCGGCGCAGGAAGCTCTTCTGGGTCTCGGCGCCGGGGGCGTCGAACTCCGAGAGCTGGGCATCGGGCAGCGCGCGGAAGGTCGCGACGAAGCTCTCCTCGCCCACGTGGACGGTTGCGGTGAAGGTGCGGGTCTTCGAGAGGCGGAAGGCCATGGGACGGTCCTTTGTCGTCAGGTGAGGGTCAGGGTCCACTGGTCGTTGCCGGCGCCGGGCAGCGGCACCATGCGCAGCGGCCATTCCTTGATCCCCTGCGCCTCGGTGATGCCGGTCGGGCGCTGCATCAGCGCGTCGGGCACGTCGAGCGTGGCGATGTTGCCGGCACTGGTGCCATGCACGAGCTGCACCGGCACCGCGGTCTGGTCGCGGGCGAGCGCGAACGGATCGAGCGTGGCCAGCGGCACCGCCTTGATCTGCATCTCGATCATGTCGGAGCGATCGACGATGACGATCTCCTCCTCGCCGATCAGGAAGCGGCCCTGGACATCGTTGCCGAAGCCCAGCTGGAAGTTGCGCAGCACGTACGGATCGCCGTCGATGGTGAAGGTGGGCGTGTTGGCCTTGGTGCCGGCCAGGGGCTTGAGGAAGGCCGAGTAGTCCGGGCTCGGCAGCGCGGCGGCCACCGGCTTCACCCAGAGGCCCGTCATGGTGAACTCCAGCTGCGGGATGCCCGAGGCGTTGACCGTGAGCTTGCAGTCGCCGCGCGCGCCCAGCAGCGCGTAGAGCGTGCCGTCGATGTTGAGGTAGATCGTGGCGCTCTCGAAGCTGCCCGAGATCGGGTTGTAGACCACGTCGGTGAGCGCCGTGACGGTCTCGGCCACGCCGCAGGCGCGCAGCACCGGGCCCCAGGCCGGCGCGGTGCCGGCGGTGCCCGAACCCGCCAGCTCGACGCGGAAGCTGATCACCGCGTGCACGTCGACGGGGATGGTGGCGTTGGCGCCGAGATAGGGCGTGTCGTGGCCGCGATCGAGGTCCGAGCCCTCCATGGGGCGGATGCTGATCTCGCTGGCGAGGATCGCGTTGGCCGCACCCGTGGGCGTGGCATCGGTGCCGTAGACGCTCTCGATCTTGGCGAGCAACACCTTCTTGCGGAAGTAGAGCGTCATTCGGAGGCCTCCTTCTGGTCAGTCTTTGCGCTGCTCGCGGCGGGCTTTGCGGGCTTGGCGGCCGGGGCCGCGGGCTGGGTCCGGGCGGCGAGCTTCAGCTTGCCCTTGTCGTCGCGGGCATAGCTGCCGCCGCCGGAGGGGAGTGGTCGCCTGGTCATGACGTGATCCTCAGCTGGTCGGTGATGGAGAACTCGATCTGGTAGCCGAGCAGGCCGTGATCGGTCGGGATGATGGAGGCCTGGCGCAGCTCGAAGACACCGACCTCGTCCGCCGGCGCCCATCCGGCGAGCGCCGAGACGATCTCGTCGACGAAGGCCTCGAGCCGGCCGAGCGCACGCTCGCCCGCCGCATCGACGGAGCGGGTCAGCAGCACCACGGCGATGGTCCGCACGATCGGCTGGGTGAAGGCGCCGGCGAGGGCGTCGCCCTGCCCGCCCCGGATCCCGGTCGGCAGCACGTAGGCGCGCACCCCGCCCGAGGGCAGCGTCTTGCTCTCCATCAGCCGGGTGAACGCGGCAGCACCATCGATGCGGTGCGCGAGATCCGGCACCAGCGCCTCGAGGCGGGCGATGAGCAGCCCGAGCATCAGATCCAGCCCTTCAGGGTCTGCTCGGTCATCGGCCGCGCGCGGTCGTTGACCCGCACGCCCCCGGCGCCGGTGGTGGTGGTGGCGACGCCCTCGGCGTTGAGCCTGAGCGTGCCGCTGGCGATCTGCTCGAGCTGGCGGATCGCGGCCTTGTAGTCGGCCTCGATCTTCTCGTCGGGCGTGTAGATATGCAGCGTGTAGATCGCGATCTGGCGCGAGATCGGCCCGATCTGCACCGGCACGGAGGCGAAGGGCAGCACGTAGCGCCCGGCGCAGTAGCCGTCGATCAGCGCGTCGGCCTCGGCGATCGCCCGGTCGACCACACCGCCGTCGATCGCGCCACTCGCGATCTCGCCGCGGTCGGTCAGGTCGACGAGCAGCTGGGCGCCGTAGCGCTCGACCAGGTCGGCTTGGGTGCTGTAGGCCACGTGTCTCTCCGGGAAAGGCCCGGCGGCACCAGGGCCGCCGGGAGGTGAGGCAACGCCCGCGGGCAGTCAGCGGGCGGAGCGGTCGATCAGTCGATCTCGCGGGTCTCGACGCTGAGCCGCGGGTCACCCAGCAGGGCGGCGATCTCGTCCTCCGAGAGGTCCTCGGCGGGGATCGTCACCGGCTCGGCCGTGAAGTGCCGTCCGGCGCGCCAGCGGCCTTTGCGGGGCCCCGTGACGACAACGACGAGCGGCTGGCCCGTGGCGGCGGAGGTCCCGTCCGGACCCTCCGCCGCAGCCGGGGTGCCAGCCGCGGCCGTATCGGCCGGGGCGGGCTCCGGGGGTCCGGGCGTCGTGGTGGCGCCTTCCGCCTCCGCGACGCGTTCCGCGAGCTTCGCGTCGCCGATGTTGGGCGCGAAGGAGACCTTCGCGGCGGCGGCGCGCGCCTCCAGCGCGATCCGGTATGTGCTCTTCTCGGTCATGACCCCGGACCTCAGGCGAGCCAGGGCACGATGAGCAGCTGGGCGGTGCCTTTCCACTCGTTGGTCTCGCCGCCCGTGCCCAGCTCGGAGTTGAGCAGCTTGCGGCCGGCGCTCTCCAGCGAGGGCGGCACCACGAGCAGGTTGGGCATCAGCCCCAGCGGGCGGCCGTAATCGCCCTTCATGCCGGAGAGCGCCGCGCGGGCGGTGGCGTAGTTGGCCGCGTTCAGCGTCTGCTTCGACCCCCAGGCCATCTGCCAGAACCCGAAGCCCGAGTTGAACCGGGCGTCGGCGCCGTAGATGAACTCCTTGTTCATGAAGACGTTCTGGCTCGTCAGATCCGTCATCGAGACGAACTCGAAGTCCTTCCGGCGCTGCAGGATCACCGGCTTCAGCGCCCGCGACGTGTCGAGCAGGAACCAGGGCGTCCCGGCCCCGCCGTCGGTGTTGGCGACCGTGGTCAGCTCGCCGTTCTCGTCGAGTACGGGATGGTCGGTGTCGAAGAAGTTCTGGCCGTCGTAGCACTCGGTCGAGAAGCCGGCCTTGAGGGTATCGCCGAAGACCAGCGCGTCCTTCTTCGAGCCGGTCGACATGCCCATCTCGGTGAACATCGGGCCGTAGATCCCGAGGTTGTCGGTCTCGATGTCGTCGCGGTCGACACCGATGGTCAGTTCCCAGGGCTTCTCCTTGATGGCGTAGTCGTGCTGCATGAGGCTCTGGACCGCCCGCGGGCCGATCCATTCGCGCACGTTGGGCATCTTGCCCAGCCAGCCGTACTTCAGCTCCTTCTGGGTCGAGGTCACCTCGGTCGCGACCTGCGACCACTGCGACGACGCCTGGCCGAGCCCGTTCTGGAAGTTGGTTGCGAAGCCCGCGCGGAGCGCGTTCAGGTTTGCGGCATTCACCAGCATGTCAGGGTCTCCGTCAGGATGCGTTGGTCAGGGCTTCGTCGAACCGGACCCAGACGCCGCGGTCGTCCACGGCGTCGATGATCCCGGCAGGCGAGCGGGTGGCGGTGCCGTCGGTCTTCGCGACGGTCTGGTCATCGACCGCGAAGGCCACCGCGCCGATGTCGGCGATGGTGATCTCGTCGGCCCCCGCCGCGTTGCCGAAGCGGAAGGTGCCGGGGCGGTAGTCGCAGGCCAACTCGCCGGCCGCACCAGCGCTGTTGTCGACCCGCTCCATGGCGACGCCCGCACCGACGAGGCCGGTGGCGGTCTGGCCCTCGACCAGGTGGCCGCTGGCGTTGCGCATCACCATGGCGCCGGCATAGATCAGCGTCGCCGCGGCCACCGCGCCGCGGCGGATATCCCCTTCCGAGCGGGGCGTGTTGCGGTCCTGTGTGAGCGCGGCCATCAGAGTGCCTCCCCGAGGTTCTTCGCCATCGCCGCCGGGTCGATGCCCAGCATCTTCGCGATGGCGGATTGATCGGTGCTGAGGGCTGCCTCACCCTCCTTCGGGGCGGGCGGTTCCAGCGAGGTGTTGGTCTGGTCGAGCCGGGGCAGCGCCTGGATCATCTTCGCCGCGCGGGCGGGATCCTCCATGTGCAGGGCGACATACTCCTCGCGCGCCGCCTTCACGCCGGCGCGCCGGTCGCGGATCGCGCCGTCGACAAAGTCTTCCGCCGCCTTGCGCTTGCCACCCTCCTTGAGGGTGGTCACCTCGGCCTGCAGCGCGGCGATGGCCTCGGCCTGCTCGCCACCGGCGCTGGCAAAGCCGCGGGCGGCCGCCACGACGGTGGTCAGGCTGACCTCGCCTTCGAGGCCCATAGCGCTGCCGATCTGGCCAAGCGCGGTGCTGAGGGTCTCGTCGCCCTCCCCGTCTGCGTCGAGGCGCGTGGCCAGGGCGGCCGTGATGTCATCTTCCGAGGCATCCTCGGACAGGCCAAGCAGCTTGGCCACCTTCGCGGAAAACATGTCGCCATACTCCGTGCTGTTGAGCGCGAGCAGCTCGCGCAGGGCGGGATCATTGGTGAGGGCGGCGCGGGCGATGGCATTCACCCGGCCGGTGGTCTTGTCGTAGGAAAGGACGGGAGAAAGGCCCCAGTAGGCACGGTCCGAGAGCAGCGCCCGGCCGCTCTCGTTCCAATCCACGCGGCCCCAGATGCCGTCCGCGCGCTCCTCCATCTCGGTGATGAAGCCGCGCGCCGGCGCCGACAGGCCCAGCTTGGCCGCCGTGTCGGTGCTGTGGTTCTCGTCGATGTGGATGCGCTGGCGGCGCGAGAAGCTCTCCTCGATCACCGCCTTCGCGTCGTCATAGTGCCAGGGCCCGCGCCCGTCGCGCGCCTGGACCCGGCCCCTGGGGACGAGGTGGACCCACTCCGGAACGGTCTGGCCGTTTGCCGGAGCCGGGAGCGGGATTGTGGAGAGGGAGACGAGGGCGGTGTTCATGCAGCGATCTTTGCCCCGCGAGGCAGATCGCAAACATGTCCAACTGGTTGTCAGGGGGAGTGGCGTGGCCGCAAACTAAGACTGCCGCACCTCACGGGCGACGGTCAAGTGCACGATGTTCGTCGCCGGCAACCGCACGCGAGGGCTTGGGCCACGGACCACTTTGCGGACGAAGCGGACGTTGCAATGCCGGGCAAGGCATTTAGGGTATTTCAGAAACCCGCTCATGGAGATGAGGTATGAGTGAAATAATCGACATCAAGCTTCAGGTGGAAATGTGCCTCAGAGCTCTTGAAGCAGTTTTGCCGTTTGCGGATGCCGCTGGCATAGAGACCAATTGTGAAGACGCCTACGATGAGTGGGAGGAAATCGTTGAAGCGCTTTACTCCTCTTTCGTTGTGCGGCCGATTTGCGATAGCGGGGTCTCCTGGGGTATTTGGCAGTTCCACAGACTGGGCTTCGAGATTGATGACGAGGCAAGAGCGGTGGTCTTCGTCGACATCGACTCCAGCACTTACTTCATTTTTGACATCACCAAGTTTGAAGACAACCACATGCGGCTGGTTCTCTGTCCTTTGGATCCGTCGGCTGACGAGATTATTGCAGCTACTGATAATTGTGAGAATTTTCGGGTCGAACTCGTCCCCAATCGGTGA